AAAATTTGTTCGAGAATGGTTAAATGTTTCTCATAAACTAAAAAATAGAGAAAATAAACTTGCTAAAATAATGCAAATAGATTATTTTAAAAAAAGAAATATTCCAATACCAACAGTCCATGCTGGTCTGAGTCATCAATGGCCCAATCGACCAGCTGGTGGGTTTGTCCGAAGCATGAAAACATACGAACAGTTTATATAGATATAGGAGAATTTGAGATTGAAAATATTAATAGTGGGATTACCTGACTCTGGTAAAACTTGGTTAGGTAGTAGAATTGCTGAAAAATTAGATATCCCTTTTTGGGATGCTGATGTTGTGAGAAAAATATATAATGATTGGGATTTCTCTGGACGGGGTAGAGATAGACAATCAGTGCGTATGCGTAAACTTGCAGAAGTTGACCCTATATCAATTTCTGCTTTTATTGCTCCTTTGCCTGGATATATAAGAAACTTTTTTCCAGATAAACTTATTTTTATGGATACTGTAAAAGATTGTAAATATGAGGATACAAATAAATTATTTAAACCACCTCAAAACCCTGATGTTAGGATTAGAAAATGGATAGACGAAAACCAACTGTTCAAATGCTTGGACGATATCAACCTTGGCACAAAGGACATACAGAACTTTTCAAACGAGCTCATAGAAAAACTGGACAAGTTGTGATAATGGTTCGTGACACCGGCGAAGAATTTTTTGACCAGAGTGTGGTAATAGGTGAATTATTTAATCATGGATTTGAGTATAATAAAGACTATATTATTATGGTAGTTCCTAATATTGTAAACATTACTTATGGTAGAGATGTAGGATACAAAATCGAACAGGAAAAACTGTCTAGTGATATTGAGTCTATTTCTGCCACCAAGATTCGGGCCAATGCTGGATATAACCCTGTATAACTGAAACAGGTTTATCGGGATTAGGTTTTTTTAATCGAAGGTTATATGAGTGACAAAGAGCAATTTTATCAAGAGTTTTGATTTTATCAAAGTTCAGATTATTTCCAGTCGAACAATTGTAAAGGAAGATTAGTTTTTTCAATCCAGTCCAACCAATCCATCTACGAATCATTCTAAGTTCCCAATGCGGGTCACCTATACATTTTTTGTCCCAATCAATAAGACCTTGAAGCTTTTTATCTTTGACTATCACGTTTTTATACCATAAGTCACCATGTATTAAAGTGTTTTCTGATAATGTATCCTTTATTTCATCAAATTCTTTTATTGCCTCTTCGCAAAATCTTTCATTGTCTGATGGGGGGTGTTTTCTTAATTTATCTACTGTTTCGTGCATGAGAGATTCATTTATATTAGGAAAAGCAAAAACTATATATTTTAATTCTAATTCATGAATTTGAACTAAGAGAGAAGAAAGGTCAGAAACAAACTCTTGACTTTCATTTCTTTTTACCATATGTTGTCCATCTATCCAGTCCCCACTTATCATATCTAGTACTGGAACCATGCTTCAATTTCCTCATAGTTTGTAAATATATTTTTATAATCTGGATTATTAATAATTTCTATACCATTAGCTTTTATATAATCTTCATAGATAATGTCTTTTTTTCTAGGAAACATTTTTTCTAGATCTTTAGTAAAGGTCTCTATCTTCATAAATTTATCAAAATTTTCTTTGGTTGCTGTAAAAGAGTTTGGTTCTGGTATTTTCCTTTTCTTATTATAATCAGAAAATTCTCTGTTTGTACCAGAATATTCTTTTCTACTAGTTTCTTCAGCAACTACTCTAAAACAAAATTGGGATATTTTATTTTTATTATGTAACCAAATAAGTGGGAAATTAGATAAGATTTTATATGCGGTATCTAATTTTTCTTCATAGGATAAATCTTTATCCTCTATCGTATAGGATAATTGTAACGGCATACATTTTATAATAAAGTTTTTATTATTTTTAAGGTGTAGAAGTCTTTTGCTTCGTTCTTTATTGGTTATTAGATTTTCATGTATTGTATAGTCAATGGTTACTGGTGAAGTTTTAAACCCATCATAATGAATTTTTTTCATTCTACCAAACCACTCTTTTCCATTATCAAGATTCATAGTTTCGCTTAAATGTTTTAGAATATAAAATGAACCAGAACGAGGAGTACACACTAAACAATGTCTATTCATTGAACCATCCTTTAATTTGATCATAATTTTTAAATTTAGTTTTATAGTTAATATCAAGTGGAAGAGTTAATGTCAAGTTATTTTTTTCCTTGTCATACATATCCCACCACGCCCAACAATCCAGATTATAAATAATTTCTTCTGGATCATTTAGAAAATCTTCAAATGCTATTAGGGGCTCGCCTTCTTCTTCTTCACCATATTTTTCATATAAGTTCCAAAACTCATGTTGTTTTAGTTGAAATTGTTCTAATTCATTTAATGTTGCAGTGAGTGAGTTATCAGGTATATCTGGGCGATCTCTTATGTCTGTTATGTGGTTTACCTTTGTTCGTAATCTAGTAATATGGCTCAAAAACTGTGACAGCACATCTTTCCGATATAACCACACACAGTTCATCTCTTGATATACCTGTTCATCCAACAGATAATGAGGTAGAATTTTTAAAATGTGTTGAGTTGAGGCAAATTCTGCATTATCAATATCCTTAAAATTATTATGTTTTAACCACGATTTTGAATCCGCTACACCATAATGGTTACATAAATATCTACGAAAGTAAGTTGATCCGCTTCTGGATGTGGAAACTATGCCTAACCGGCCCTTGTAAGGAGTTATCGTCATAGAAATATATATACCGATATGAAATGTGATATTTGTACCTTTGAAGATATTTTCCATATTTGGGACAAAGACTTGTGGCCCAATAGAGTAAGTAAAATTGAATCTAGAAGTTCTTTATTCTGGGATAGTCGTTTATGGGAAGGGTTTGGTAACGTATCTATAACAAAGAAACAAAAAGAAATTTGGAAATATGAACCAACTTTCTTTTGCATAAGAGATAATGATAAAATTATAGGAGTTAATAGTGGGTTTAGAACAGAAAATAAAGTCTATCGTTCCAGAGGATTATACGTTAGTAACTTATATAGATGTAAAGGACTTTCCCAAAAACTACTTGAAGCAACCATTCAACAAGGAAAACAAGAAGGATGCTCTTGGATCTGGAGCTTACCACGAAAAACAGCTCTCTCATCGTATAGTAAATCGGGGTTTTATAAGGTTGGAAATTGGATAGATGAAGGCGTTGAATTTGGGCCTAATTGTCTCGCAATAAAACAACTATTATAAATAGTTAAATAAAAAGGAGTTATAATGGCAATCCCTACAACAAAAGCGACATTTAAATCATATTGTCTAAGAGCTCTTGGTTCTGGCGTCATTGATATAAATATATCAGATGATCAAGCTGATGATAGGATCGATGAAGCACTACAATACTTTGCACAATATCATTATGATAGCGTAGAGAGAATGTATCTTAAACATCTTATAACTTCAGCAGATGTTGCTCGAGCAAAAACTAATGATTCTTCTTCTGCTACAGATCATATTGATAGCTCTGTAACTGCAACATGGAAAGCAGGTAATAATTATATTCCAGTACCAGATGCAGTAGTTTCTGTTGTTGATGTATTTCCATTTTATGAAGGTTCAACCTCAAACATGTTTGATGTACGATATCAAATGCGTTTGAATGACCTATATGACTTTTCATCCACTTCCATGTTGCAGTATAATTTAACAATGCAACATATAGATTTTTTACAGCATTCGTTAGTGGGCGAGGTTCCTATTCGTTTTACTCAACATCAAAATAGACTTTATTTGGATATGGATTGGGAAAATGACGTTACAGCAGATCAAGATCACATTCTCATTGAATGTTATAGAAAATTAGACCCAACAGCATATACTGATATGTATGACGATATTCATTTAAAACGGTATGCAACAGCTCTTATTAAAAAGCAATGGGGCGCAAATCTTTCTAAATTTAGTGGCGTTGCAATGTTGGGTGGAGTAACTATGAATGGAGAGACTTTGTTCACTCAAGCTTTAGAAGAACAACAGAGACTCGAAGACGAAATAGCAAATAAACAATATCCAGATTTAATGATTAAAGGATAACCAATGGCTGTTAATACCGCATTTCATACTAGTGGCGCTGCTGCAACTACTACTGAAAAAAATCTTTATGCTGATTTGATTGCAGAAGCAATTCAAATATATGGTCACGATGTTCATTATATGGATCGGACTTTAGTTGCTAAGGATGATATTTTTGGTGAGGATAATCTTGCGAAATTTAATACTCAAGCAAAAATTGAAATGTATGTTGAGGATGCTGGAGGTGGATACGCTGGACAAAGAGAATTAATGACTCAATTTGGTTTAGAAAACCTTAGTGAGATAACCTTTGTTGTTAGTAAAAATAGATTTCAAGATTTAACAAAACAAATTACAATAGAAAGTGGTACTGATACTTTATCAGGTTCTATTGTGTTAGAATCAGGGACTATCCCCGCTTTTGAAAGTGGGTATATGATAGCAGAAAGCACCCCTACTGATGCTGATAGACCACAGGAGGGTGATTTAATATATCATCCTACATTAAGTAGAATTTTTCAAATTAATTTCGTTGACCATGATGATCCCTTCCATCAGTTAGATAATAATCCTGTATACAAAATGAATTGTAGACTATTTGATTACAGTCATGAAGCTATTGATACAGATATTGCGGTAATTGATGCAATTGAAACTGATCATTCCTTGAATACAGGGGATCATCAGACAACTATGGAACAATCATCTGCTGTTAACGAAAGATTAGGATTAGAAATAGGTATTAGCAACAATGGAGATCAAGGTGTACTTCTGGAAGAGACAGGTGGAAGTTATCTTATCGGAGAGAACGATTCTAGTTCGATCGGTGTTAATGTTGTTCTTGAAGATGGTTACAGTTATCTATTACAAGAGACTTATGCTGTTGGAGATGGAACAATTGAAACGACTGCACAGAATGAATTATTTGAAGTTGCAGATAATACCATATTAGACTTTACCGAAAGTAATCCATTCGGTGATGCTGGAGGAACATAATGTTAGGACAACAATTTTATCACGAAACTATGCGAAAGATGGTAGTTGCATTTGGTACAATTTTTAATGCAATAACTTTAGTTCGCAGAGACAATGATGGAAACATTATACAAACAATGAAAGTACCATTAGCTTATGGACCAAGAGAAAAATTTCTTACTCGTTTAGAGACTGATCCAAATCTTTCTAAACAAGTTGCTGTCACTCTTCCCAGAATAGGATTTGAAATTCAAAATCTTACATATGATACTTCTCGTAAATTAAATAGGGTTCAAAAATTTAAAAAAGTAAAGGGAGCAGATTCGGACCAACTTGATACTCAATATATGCCCGTACCATATAATCTAGATTTTGAATTATATATTCTAGCAAAACAATCTGATGATGCATTGCAGATAGTGGAACAAATTCTGCCGTATTTCCAACCCGATTACACTATTACTGTAAAAGATATGGCGGATATGGGAATTTCTAGAGATGTTCCTATTATCTTAAATAGTATCGCTTATGAAGATAATTATAGAGATGATTTTCAAGCACGTAGAGCAATCATTTATACATTAAGTTTTACGACTAAATTTTATCTATATGGTCCTGTTACTTCCAGTTCTATCATTAAGACTGCAACAATAGATCAATATACAGATCTGCCTGATAAAGCACCGAAACGTGAACAGAGATATTCTGTCCAAGTTGATCCTATTACCGCTGATGCTGATGATAACTTTGGATTTAATGAGACGACCTCATTCTACCAAGATGCACAGGAAATGGATCCGGTAACTGGTACAGATAAATAATATAAGGAGTTGTTATGGTGAAAAAACTTGATAAAGAACTTGGTGTAGTAGATGTTGATAAAAATCAATGGCCATCTGGTTTTGAGCTCGGTGTACCATTCGAAGGCCCCGACGCGACGGCCTCGGATTTAGAAATTGCAGGGGTTGCCCCTTTCGAATCTGATGAAAATACAGTTCCCCAAAAATCAAAAATTAGTCGCTATTCAACAGAGTTAACGCAGGAGAATGATGTAGATGATGACTACAAATACCAAAGAGAGAACTTTTATAATCTTGTTGAAAGGGGTACAGATGCGATTGATGGAATACTTGAACTCGCAAAGGAAGGCGAGCACCCAAGAGCATACGAGGTTGCTGGAAATCTTATCAAACAAGTCGCAGAAGTTGCCGAGAAATTAGGTGATCTACAAGAGAAGATGAGGAAACTTAAAGAGGTTCCTAATACTGCTCCTAAGAATGTTACCAATGCATTATTTGTTGGTAGTACAGCGGAGTTGCAAAAATTAATTAAAGGTAAGTAGTTGTTATGAAACTTGAGTGGTTTACTCCACATTATATTCGTATAATGGCTCCTTCTAAAGATTCTAAAAATTATGATGAATGGGTGAGGAAATTAAAGCGATATCAGAGATTATGTACTAAATTTTTTTCAGTGTGTCTTGTTGATAGATTGGGAGAGTACAATTTTCTTTTTGAAACCCATTCTCAAGATACTATGATTCCCTTTGAGTATAAAAAAACAGATAGACTTGAAGATCTTTTATATGAAAGAGCATATGAATTAGCCAAGAAAAATGAAATTATTCAGTTTTTTTGGAGTGGTGGTATTGATTCTACAGCAGCATTATTAGTTCTTAAAGATGTGTGTCCTAAAGATCAATTTTTCATACAAATGACACCAACTTCTATTGAAGAAAATCCTTTAGTGTGGGAAAAGCTTGTCAAGAATCTTTCTCATAAAATTTATAAGGGCGAACATCTTTTTTCTGTAGCAAATACAAAATATCTTGTAGTAGAGTGTGGTTCTGCTGATCAACTTTATAATTCAGCGACAAAGACGACAAAGCTATCGACAATGACAAATGTAAAACGAACTTGGTATATTAGACGAAGATTCGCATGTGGACATAGAAGATATCGTTTTTTTGCTCATTCTCCTCAACATCAATTAAAATTAGATAATATACAACCATTTTATGATTCACCTGATATAGAACAATATTTTATGAATAAAATAATAGATGGTTCTTTAACATACACAGTAAGGGGGCAAGAGGATCCAAATCAAGATTTTACTTCTTCTAAATGTGGTCCTATTTACAAAACAATGAAACAGGAATTGAGAGATATTTTAAGAGAGTTTGATAAAGATATGGGCGATAATTTATTGGGAGCATTATCATTGAGGCCTAATGAAAAATCTCTAGTACTTGCTCATGAAAAGGGAAATCCAAAATGGGGTGTTATGGCAATAACAGAGACAGGTAAAGTTATTCATTCGCTCAAAGTTAGAAGCAAAGAGGTGATGTAATTGTCTAAAGTTGTTATTGCATTTAGTGACAAACATCTCCAAAGAATAATGAGTTTTTATAATCCTTTAGAGTTTGAAAAACATAGTTATGATGCTTCATATTATGCAAACATGCCAGAACAAGGTATACATCCATATACTTCACCGTTCTTTAGGGTTCCAGAATATTTTGATAATTATCTTTATGCTTTAAGTTCTTTAGTACATTGTCCTGTACCATATGACCGTACTGAAGAATTTAATATGTTAAATTTTCATATAGACCCAATTCCAGAAGTAGATAAAAATTGGAATAGAACAATTGAAGAAGTTTTTATTGAACGAGCAGAAGAGATTTGGAATCTTAATAAACCAGTACGAGTTTGGTATTCTGGCGGAATAGATTCCACAGTAGTTCTTATAGCACTTCTTAGGACTAAGAAACCAGAACATGAACTAATAGTTTATCTCAGTGATTTATCTGTAAAAGAAAATCCTTCTTTCTATGAAGTTCTTAAAAAAATGAATGATATTACCTTTCAGTGGAATGAGAGAAGTAACATATATGCTTTTGATAATTGGCGTGACAGTACAATAAATGTAACAGGGGAAACAGGTGACCCTGTATATGGGAGTTTTGTAGTTGAACATCATATAGACGATGTAGATTCCCCTTGGAAAGATATGATAGAATGGAAAGATGCTCGATATATACTTAAAGATCAAGATTATAAAAAACCAAGATTTATGGAATTTGCAGAAAACTTTATAAAGAAGTGTCCATTTGAAGTTAGAACTACTTTTGACTTTTCGTGGTGGTTAGCATTTTCCATAAAGTGGCAGTGGATAAATGCTAGAATATATGCTCAGTGTGATAATCCTTCTAATTGGCAAAACATGATATCTTTTTATTCTTGTCCCGAAGTTCAAAAGTGGAGTATTGTCAATCATGATATGAAGCATAAAGGAACATGGAAGAGCTATAAATGGCCCTCAAAAGAGTTTATATATAATTATAATAAGGATGCTGATTATAGAGATAATAAAGTAAAAGAAAAAAGTTTACCTGATGCTGGAAGTTCACAAGCAGCGCAAAATATTCTTCTTATGACATCAGGGGAATATTATCAAAAGACAGAATATAAGAAATATGGAATTGGCGGATTGGACCCCGAAATGGCATTTTTAAATAAGTGGGATGTGTTCAATAAATCGTTATGGAAAAAATGGCAAAAGATAAAGTTGTAATAGAACTAGGTGGTAGATTTGCGAATAGATTAGTTCGTTATTATAATCCCCTTGAATTAGAACAACCACAACAGGAGTGGATACGAGACCCCATTCTTTCTGGCACTAATGTTTTAAATCCAAAAAATATCAAAGGGTGTAGGTCTAATCAAGTATTTTGGTATAATAATATACCAGAGCCTGGCAAAAATCCATATTTTGGTATTGCTGATAGAGCTTATAGTTTATCTAGTCATAGAGAGGGTGAATATTTTGGTAATTATATGAGAGTGCTCAGTGAATTAGTTAGATGTCCAATCCCCTATGATAGAACAGGTGAATTTAATGTTTATAATTATTTTATTGATCCCATACCAAAAGTACCTCAAGGATGGAATAGAACTTTTGAAGAATTGGTTTTAGAACGAGCAGAAGAGATTTGGAATCTTAATAAGCCAGTACGAGTTTGGTATTCTGGTGGAATAGATTCTACTGTAGTTCTTATATCATTACTCAGAACAAAAAAACCAGAACATGAATTAATAGTATTTATGGGTGAACCCTCAAAAGTAGAAAATCCTATTTTTTTTGAGGTTCTTAAAAAAATGGATAATATTACAATTCAGTGGAACGATCCTAGTAATTTCTGGTCAATTGATAATTGGTGTGATGATTCAATAAATGTAACAGGAGAACCAGGCGATCAAGTATATGGAAGTTTTGTATTAGAAAATCATGAGGATGAAATAAATTCACATTGGTCTAATATGTTACAATGGGAAGATTGTTGTTACATGTATAAGGAAGATGATTATAGACTTGATTATCACAGGCCAAGATTTATGGAATTTGCAGAAGAGTATATTAAAAAATGTCCATTTGAAATTAAAAATACTTTTGATTTTACTTGGTGGTTAGCATTTTCTATAAAGTGGCAATGGACTACAAGTTATATTCCATTTCATTTGGAAAACCCTTCTAATTGGCATAACATGATATCTTTTTATAATTTTCCAGAAATGCAGATGTGGAGTATTGTGAATCATGACTTGAAACATAGGGGGACTTGGAAAACATACAAGTGGCCCTCTAAAGAATTTATTTACGAATACAATAAGGATAATAATTACCTTAATAACAAAACTAAGGAAAAAAGTATACCGAAAACAGTGTCAATGATTAACAAATTTGCACCCAACCATCTTTTAATGACTAGTGGTAAGTTTTATAAGAAGATAGATGATGGTTTAGATCCCGAAATATTGCGTTTAGACAAATGGGATATTTTTAATAAACCTGTGTGGAAAAAATGGCAGACGATGTTGTAATTGTATAAATAACTCGAGCAGATAGGATATACTTTAGCAAGTAATAACCTTTAGTCTTAAAGAGACAATATAGTTAAGAGAGAGACAATCTTTTTCTGCTCACTAAAAAATTGGACTAGGATATAGTATGACTAAATTTTTAATGGTAAAAAAATCGTATAAAAATGCGTGGAAACGATATTTAAAAAATGAAAGCGGTGAATACGAAAATTTTTCGAAGGAATTTAAAGAAGAATTTCATTTTAAGATTGAAGAAGAACAACAATATTTAAGAAAATATGCTAGACCGCATTATTGGTTTTTAAATGACCAGTTAGGAGAAAATGAATTTGTTGTTAACATGAGTGATGCTCATTTTAACGGTGCTGGTTTAAAATATGAATATACAAACAATCTCCCCTCCCTTAAAGATATTCTATTAGAAAGAGCTCAGAAAATTTCCAATATGGGTAAAAAGATTCAACTCTTTTACTCAGGTGGAATAGACAGTACAGCTGTACTTCTTGCTTTTTATGAAGTCTGTCCTAAAGATCAACTTGAAATTATTATGGCTGGGGGAGAACTAGCACCGAAAAATAATCCAAAAGCATTTAAAGATATAGTTCAACATTTAGATCATACTTTTACAGATTATCTTATGAGCGCTGCTGATTTAAGTCAACATGTTTATACTACAGGGTGTGAAGCAGATAGACTATTCGGTGCTGATGGATATACTCTGTTGATGGAACATGCTCAGCGAGATGGGGATGATTATAAAATAGATGAAGAGTCAGCGCCCACGACAGATTCACCAGAAAATTGGCAGTGGAATTGGGATAGGTGGTGGGGGATAACCAGACATACCTACTTAACACAATCCTTTAGACTTCTATCAGACATTTCACAAGAAAAAATAGATATAGAAAATTATCAACCATTATTTTTTGATAAACGGGTACAACAGTTTGCAATAAATTTGCATATTGATAAAGAGCATAAATGGTATAATTCAGGCGAAAGAGCAGATAAAGAACGGTATCGACAAGGTAAGATATGGATACGGGATTTTATTTATGAAATGAGTGGCGATAGAGAATATGCTTATGGCAGTGGAAATACAAAGACTGCAGCAAAGGATTTTGATAAAAGAAAAGGAAGCGTTATGCCAATGGTCTTTAATGTTATTGCTATTACCGAAGACGGCACAATTGTTCATCATAAAAATATTATGGACTATATGAACGCTGATTGTTTAACTATAGATGTATAATTTGGATGATCCTCCACTGGATAAAGTAATTATAGCATGTGGTGCAGCGAATAAACGTCTAGTTCGACATTTTAATCCTTTAGACTTTGCAAAACCACAAGAAGAGTATACTGGTAGATTTCAACGAATACCAGAACGCTTTGATAATTATCTTTATGCATTGGGACAACTAGTAAATTGTCCCAATCCATATGATCGTACAGATCGTTTTAATATTTTAAATTATCATATTACTCCAATATGGCCTTTTCCTGATGGATGGAATGAAACATTTGAAGAAGTTTTTCTTCAACGTGCTGCAAGCATTTGGACAAAGAATAAACCTATCCGCTTGTGGTGGTCAGGGGGTATAGATTCAACTACCGCATTAGTAGCATTACTCAGAACAAAAAAACCAGAACATGAATTAATCGTGTATATGGGAGATCCTTGTGTAGAAGAAAATCCTAATATGTATGATAAGATTAAAAAAATGGATGATGTTAAAATTCAATGGAATGATGCTAATAATATCTGGTCTTTCGATAATTTTACGGATGGTACTATAAATGTAACGGGTGAACCAGGCGATCCTTTTTATGGCTCCTATGTTGTAGAAAATCATATTGATGAAATTAATAACCCTTGGACCGATATGCTTCAGTGGGAAGATATTAACCTTGTTGTTAAACCAGAAAATTTTTCAAAGTTTATGGAATTTGCTGAAATCTTCAATTCAAAATGTCCTTTCGAAGTTAAAACTGTTTTTGATTTTACATGGTGGTTAGCATTTGCTATTAAGTGGCAGTGGATAGTTGCTAGATTTTATCCCTTTATGGATAACCCATCTAGATGGCAAAATATGATATCATTTTACAATTGTGATACGATACAGTGGTGGAGTATTATCAATCATGATCTAAAACACAAAGGAACATGGAAAACCTATAAATGGCCCTCAAAAGAATTTATCTATAATTATAATAAAGATGCTGATTATAGAGATAACAAGGTAAAAGAACGGAGTATGCCTAAGACATTACCAAACCATCAGGGACATTATAATCTACATCTTCTTATGGCATCAGGAGAATATTTTAATCAAACAGAAGAAGAAGTTTATGGTATTAAGGGAATAGACCCCGAGCTCGCACTTTATCATAAGTGGGATATATTTAATGAAGATTTATGGAAGAAATGGAAAAAGATGTTATGATAACCCTAGTAAAATTTTATGCTTGGTTTATATTAGCAATAGTTCTATTAATTGTTTCCAATGTATTAGGTAGATATTTCTTTGATTTACGATTTGATTTTGCAGTTGATGTTTCTTGGCAATTATATGGAATGTTAATTATACTAGGGGCAAGTTATAGTCTCGCAAAGGGTACTCATATAAGAACCGATATCTATTGGAACCGTTTTTCAGATAAAACTAAAGCATTAATTGATTTGGGGGGATATTGTTTGTTCTTTCCTACTTTTGGTATCCTTTCTTATATTTCAGCATTAGACACATATAAGAGCATTTTAATTAACGAAAAGAGCTCTGCAACCATGTCTCAATTAATAATATGGCCTTTGAAAATAGGGATAACTTTTGGTTTACTTTTATTGTTATATCAAGGATTTATTGAAATGAGGAAATGCATTAAACGATGTTAGCGATTGTTATGTTGGTGTCAATGATATTGGGTATCTTTGTTGGTATTCCTGTCAGTTTCACTCTTATATTTCTTGCATTAGGATTTGGATACGTCAGTATGGGAGAGAATGTTTTCGATCTCGCATACTATAATCTTGTCGGCGGGTTATCAAACGAAGTGTTTATGGCAATACCCATGTTTATATTCATGGGGTATATCTGTGAACGCGCAGGTCTAATAGAAGGTTTATTCGACAGTCTAAAAAAGATTACTGGAAATTTATATTTTGTTGTTATAGTTATCGCAGTTTTAATAAGTCTTGCTACAGGAGTTGTGGGCGCGTCTGTTACTCTGTTAGGAATTATGGCAGCACCTCAAATGATGAGACTAGGTTATAATCCAAAACTAACTGCTGGAGTCATCGCTGGTGGGGGTTCTTTGATTATGATACCGCCTTCTGTGCCTCTTATTGTTATGGCACCGACCATGAATATTAGTATTATTGATTTGTATGCTGGAAGTCTAATACCAGGCCTGATGATTGCAGTAATGTATATTATATATTGTTTTCTTGTTGATAAGACAGAGAAGCCCCCGACAGAACTTTCTATTAAAAATATTGGTAGAGCTCTTCTTGATATACTTCCACTTGCACTTCTTATATCTGCCGTGTTGGGATCGATGCTGTTTGGACTTGCAACGTCTACTGAAGCAGGAGCATTTGGTGCGGTTGGTGCTTTATTACTTGCATGTAGGAAACTTACATTTACTACTTTACAGGAAGCACTATTGAAAACATGTGATACGTCTGCTGTTGTGATGTTACTTGCAATTGCATCTACTATTTTTGGAGCAGTATTCACTTCTTTGGGTGGAGATACAATTATAGTAAATTCACTTAATTCTCTACCCATACCACCTTGGGCTTTAGTTGGGTGTATATTAGCTTTATGTCATTTGTTGGGTTGGCCTTTTGAATGGCCTGTGGTAGTATTGGTATTTGTTCCAATATTTATGCCTGCTCTTGTTGCATCAGGCGTAGATATGTTATGGTTCGCAGTTTGTTTGGGTATTGTTATTCAGACTGCATATCTGACTCCGCCAGTTGCTCTAACGTCTTATTATTTGAAACAGGTAATGCCGGAATGGGATTTGAGTATGATATTTAAAGCAATGATGCCATTTATGTGGATACAGGTTCTTGCGGTTATTATATTGTTTTTCATACCCAGTATTGCAACTTGGCTTCCGGACCTACTAAATAAATAAGAACAGTGAATTTATAAAAGATTGAAGGGGTTAATTATGAAATCTATTTTAGCAGCATTCGTTGCACTTATTCTTACATCAACTACAGTTTTTGCAGATACGGTTATTCGTATTGCAAGCTCCTATCCCGCCATTAGTACTTTTAATGAACAAGCACAGTTTATCGCAGATAGAGTTAAAATTCTAACTGATGGTAAAGTCCAAATGGAAATTAAACCCGCTGGTGCTTTAGTTCCCGCTTTCCAAGTTCTTGATGCAACAGCATCTGGTGCTGTGGGGGGTGCGTGGACACAGAGTTACTATTGGGTAGGAAAGGATAAAACCCTTTCTTTATTTAATAGCCCTTTAGGTGGTCCATATGGAATGGATGGTATAGATTTTCTGGGGTGGATGTTTCATGGTGGAGGATTAGAGCTCTATCGTACATTTTATCAAGATGTATTGAAACTAGACGTAGTACCATTTCCTTCCATGCCCACACAGAATCAACCTTTGGGTTGGTTTCATCGTCCTATTAAAAACCTTGCAGATCTGAAGAACTTCAAGTGTAGACAGACAGGTATTAATGTAGAGTTGTATGCTCGTATGGGTATGCAGACTATTGGTATGCCGGGTGGTGAAATTCTTGCGGCTGGACAAAAGGGTGTAATTAATTGCGCTGAATTTGTCGGTGGGCTTGAGGATGAACGTCTAGGATTTCCTACCATCTGGAAGTACTACTATCTGAATAGTTTGCATGAACATTCTAATACTGGTGATCTTCTGATTAATGGTAAAGTTTGGAGAGGACTTACTAAACAACAACAGACTTCAATTCGTTCTGCTGCATATGAATCCTATCTATGGTGGTTGACTTGGGTGCAAGCAGAAAATGGTAAAGCACTTGCACGAATGGTGAAGAAGCATGGTGTTAAGGTTATGCAAACTCCATCTGATATTCTAGTAGCAGAATTAAAGACTATAGATCAAATGTTTGTAGAGGAATCTGCAAAGAACCTTTGGTTTAAGAGGGTTCTTGGCAGTCAGAAACGCTGGGCAAGAAAAGTAGTTCCTTATAAAAATAAAGCATTTACACCATATAGTTACGCTGCTGAACATTATTGGGGTAATAAATAAGGCTATGTCAGATCCTAATGTCTATCATGGCAATCCTAATCTTAAAGTAGCGCATATAGATCAAGAGTGGACAAAGGAGCGTATTGAAGAATATCAAAAATGTATGGAACAACCTCAATACTTCATTGAAACATATTTAAAAATTGTTTCTTTGGATGAGGGCCTAATTCCTTTTAAGATGTATGATTTTCAAAAGGAAATTATAGGCACATTTCATAATAATCGGTTTACTATATGCAAATTGCCCAGACAGTCTGGAAAGTCTACAACAGTTATTGCATATCTACTTTATTATGTTTTGTTTAATGAAAGCGTAAATGTCGCAATTCTTGCTAACAAAGCATCAACAGCGCGGGACCTACTGTCACGCTTGCAATTAGCATATGAAAATTTGCCTTCGTGGTTACAACAGGGAGTTATGTCATGGAATAAAGGTAGTTTGGAGCTGGAAAATGGTTCAAAAATTCTTGCTGCATCTACTAGCGCTAGTGCTGTTCGCGGCGGTAGTTATAATATCATTTTCTTGGATGAATTCGCCTACGTTCCAGCTAATGTTGCTGAACAGTTCTTTTCCTCTGTGTACCCCACCATTACATCTGGTACAACTACAAAAGTTATGATCGTTTCTACACCGCATGGTATGAATATGTTTTATAGAATGTGGGTCGATGCTGAAGAAAAACGAAGTTCATATATACCAATTGAAGTACATTGGAGTGAAGTTCCAGGCCGAGATGAAGCTTGGAAAAAAGAAACTATATCTAATACATCTGAGTCTCAATTTAGTTCAGAGTTTGAATGTGAATTTTTAGGTTCTATTGATACTCTCATAACACCTGCTAAATTAAAAACATTAGCATATAGAGTACCTACACAATCCAATGCAGGCCTTGATGTTTATGTGAAACCTATAGAAAATAATACGTATATGCTCACAGCGGATGTTTCCCGTGGAACTAAAAATGATTATTCTGCTTTTGTTGTTTTTGATATTACAGAAATGCCGTATAAAATGGTTGCAAAGTATAGGGACAATGAAATTAAACCACTAGTGTTTCCTGCTAAAATACATGATGTTGCAATGGCATATAATCAAGCATATGTGTTAGTTGAGGTAAATGATATAGGGGAACAAGTAGCAAACACTTTACAGTTTGACTTGGAGTATGACAACCTAGTTATGGCTTCTATGCGTGGTCGCGCAGGGCAAGTCCTTGGCGCTGGGTTCTCAGGGGGTAGAGCGCAGTTGGGGGTAAGAACCACTAAAACGGTTAAGAAGGTTGGGTGTTCAAATCTCAAACAAATGATTGAGGATAACAAATTAGTAATAGAAGATTTTGATACAATTTCTGAATTAACAACATTTATTGTAAAGGGTAGTTCGTTTCAAGCAGATGATGGATGTAATGATGATTTAGTTGCTTGTTTATTTATTTTTGGTTGGGCTTCAGATCAGACATATTTTAAGGAATTAACGGATAATGATATGCGGCAAACTATGTTGAAAGAACAACATGACGCATTAGAACAGGATATGGCTCCATTCGGGTTTATTATAGATGGACTAGAAGATGATAATATCGGTAATATGGTTGATGAATATGGCACAACGTGGAGTGCTGTAGTAAGAGACTATGAAACAGATTGGTAATTAAAACCACACAAATATAAACGGCATAATGTATAACGGCCATGCAATGTACATGGATGTTAATGCGGTTATTATTGGATTTGTTTTCGCAATCTTGGCTGCAGTAAATGATGATAATGCTACAGGTGGAGTTATCATAGACAATACCCCAAAATATAATACAAATAAATGTGCGTATATATCAGTTATTCCCGCTTCAATCAGAGCGGGGGCAGCGACTATTGCGACAAGTAGATAGGTAGAACTTGTCGGCATACCCATTCCTAGAATAATACACAGTATTGCAACCATTATCAATAGTAATATGGAATTTCTCCCAGACACTATGTTTAGTATGGATGTTATTTGAAAACTTAGCCCCGTCTGGTCCATAACACCAATTATAAGCCCAATTGCTGCACTTAGTATAATAAGACTATACATTGAATCTGATATAGATTTGATGAGATTTGTCTTGACAGAATTTTTATATTCTGGTATAGTGTCTAAGGATACTTTGGGTGTTGTTAAAAGTAGTAAAGTATAAAATGCAATCGCCGGGGGTATCGCAACCCAAACCACTTCCCAATAAGAAATCATAAGAATTTCTGCCATTAGAAATGCTGCAGCACCCATAACAGGCGGCATCAATTGTCCACCAGTAGATGCAACCGCTTCATATGCTGCTGCTCTTACTTTTGTATATCCACACTGAATCATCAGAGGAATAGTCAGTTGTCCCGTACTCATTACATTTGCGACTGCACTACCAGAAACACTACCAAATATAGCAGAGGATAAAATTGCTACACGCCCAGGCGACTTAACACGTTTAAGAATAAATCTAATCATTATATCAATAATACCCAGACGTACTAAAATTTGTCCTGCTAGAACAAATAAAAATACAATACCACACATAATAGAAATAGACATACCAAGCATAGCGGTGTTATCTATTACAATATGAGATATAAGGTCCAGATATTTGATATCCAGAAATAGGGGATATGTAAGAAATCCTAGAAGAATTACCCCAAATGCTTTACCACTGGTAAGATAACAACTTATTAATACTAAAATGCAAATCGGTACGGATATAAAATATAATAGTAATTTTTCGTAATTTGCATATTCCGTTAGATATGGATAATAAAGGAATAATAATATACCTATTATGAGCAAAGGAAGATCAAATTTTTTAAATGCGTATCCTAGAGCGGATAATAGTATCAATATAAACCATTGTTCATCAAAAATAGGGTATCCGATATAAAAATCAATATCGGATACACCTAGAATTAAAAATAATGGTAAGAGATACTTACTCAAGTTTAAGGATATCATATGCTAGTTTCGCTCCATTATGAATGGGAACTCCACCAGTAAAGGCATTCATTTTACTCCTATCAAAGTCACTTACCATCTTTGATGATTTTTTGTATATATCTGCCCATGAGTATAGGGCAAGAACTACTGCTTGAACAGTAGAGTCTTTTACATCCTTATGTGTCCATAACATATATGGAAAGGTTAAAATACGGGTGGGTTTTCGAATGGATGGCCACCTTTTCTTAGGGTGTACCGTAATAACTTGAAATCCAGGCCAACCATTTAGAAGGCGTTTTTCTGCTTCACCACCATTTAAAGATAACATACGAATACCGCCATGCCGTATATTTCGTGCATGTAGTTTCTTTGCATGTCCAGCACCGACAGCAATAATGGTAACATCTACATTACCTTTCTGAAATGCAGCCCAATTAGCAGGAAGTGATGTAACTGGCACAGTTTGTACATCTTTCCATGATAGGGCCGGATTGGAATTGAGTAGTTTGTGCTTAATATTCCAGTGAAAGCCAGGTGCTCCACGAAACCCAGAAGGTACACGTCTTCCTTTTAAATCGTTATAACTTTTAATATTAGAATCGTGTCTTACAGCAAGTCCTGTTTTAAAGAAATGTAGATTCGCTACAAAACGCAGATTTTTGTGTGCTTTCTTGGATGTACGGATACCATTGTAACCCCAATTAAAATCAGTAGGATTACTGATACCAAAATTAATTTCATTCTTATCCACCTTTTCCAGATAAATTTGAGTTCCCCTATGAGGAATTGGAACTAGGGAAATTCCTGATCGTCTCATTGTCTTTGCTAATGCAACACCTGTTTGAAAATTAGCACTACCCTTTGTGGTTCCTAATGTGAGTGCTGAAGCAACACCATTTGAAAATAAACCAATTAAACAACTTAACACCAAAACACTGATAACTTTTATATAAGACATAACTCTACTGATCTCCTTTTAAATGTCTATTTCACTAAATAAGTTCTATTACATCGTTATCTAATTTTATCCAACAATTAGAACATAAAATTCGAGAAATATTGATTAGGCTGATGACCTCTTTTCTACTTTCGTCATTAGTACCTACTCGTTTGGATAATTTTCTAATTTCTCGATTGTGGGGATAAAATTTAAGACAAATGGTTTCACTTTCGCCACAATGTTGGCAAGATTTATCAGAGAGGTATTCATTTAATACTTGTATTCTTTTCTGATAATTACGACGAGCTACTCTTTTGATAGTCTCTTTGTATTTTTCATAGTGATCATTCGTCATATTCTTATTTATAAGACTAAGTGCATATAAAAGTGATACTTTAAGAAAGTATTTTTTATAAATAATTGGTGTTAACGGAAGTAATTAAACTCTTAGCAATTAAATAAAAAGGAGTATAAACATGGCATTTCTCGTTTCTCCCGGCGTTCATGTTCGTGAGACAGATGCTACTAATAGAGTACCGCAATTAGGTACTTCTACTGGAGCGATTTGCGGGCCCTTTAAACAAGGACCAGTTAAATCGGTAGTTAGTATCGGTTCTGAAAATGAACTCGTAGAAGTCTTTGGAAAACCACATGCTTCAAATTTTGAGTGGTGGTTTTGCGCTGCAAATTTCTTACAATATGGTAATTCCTTGAAGGTTGTCCGTTGCGAATCTGCTGTAGTCAATGCTGTTGCATCTGGTACTGCAATACTTATTCGTGATACGGATCATTATTCTAATTCATACTCTGCTGGTGAAGCATCAGTTGGAGAGTGGGCCGCACGATCTGCTGGAACATGGGGAAACTCTTTAGGAGTTTCCATGTGTGCTTCAGCTAATGCTTTTGAACAAAATCTAACAGACCTAGTTAATGATGCTGCTGCTGCAGCAGGTGACACCACAATTACACTGGATGCTGGTATAGCTAATTCAGTTTTTGCTGGTGACTTCATTTCGTTCTCAAGTGCTGATGCATCTTCTGATGCTACTGCATTTGCGGATCTTACTGGACATGAAGGTATTGAATACGAAGTTGTTTCGATTTCTTCAAATGTCTACACAATTCGTCAAAAGGACGATCCTAATGCTAAGGGACTTGCTGCTGCTGTTGCAGATGACAGCTTTGTCCGCCGGCGTTGGAGGTTCTATGACTTTTTTGATGCTGCACCAGGCACATCACAGTGGGCGACTGATAATGGTCGTGGATCTAATGATGAAATTCACGTTGTAGTATATGATAGAACTGGTGATATTTCTGGTTCTGACAATGATGTTGCTGGACAACGTGGTAATTCAGTCCTAGAAACTTGGGCAAATATGTCTAAAAACCCTGTTTCTAAAACTGCTCAGGGTGGTTCTAATTATTATCCTGATGTTATCTATCGTGGTTCACAGTGGGTATACTGGATGGATCATCAAACAACTGGTGGTTCTGGTAACTGGGGTACGGACGTAACTGCTACTTATACAGCGCTTAATATTCCAGCTGGTAGTTCTCTTGCTAGTGGAACAGATGATTATGCAGTTACTGCTGGTGAGTTAGAACTTGCTTATGACGAATTTGAAGATAAAGAAACACAAACTATTGATCTAGTTATCGGTGGTCCAAGTTCAGGTGTTACAAATACTGCAGCTGGAATGGATACACATGTAACAATGATTACCGCTCTTTGCGATACTCGTAAGGATTGCGTAGGGTTTGTTTCTCCATATCGTGCTGCAACTGTTAATGTCGCAAGTGCGATTACTGCAACTAAAAATGTTAAAGAAGCATTTGACCTTTGTCCTTCTTCATCTTACATGGTATACGATAGTGCCTACAAATACATGTATGACAAGTATAATGATGTATATCGTCATGTACCATTAAATGGTGATACTGCTGGACTTTGTGCTAATGCTGATAATGTCGCAGAGACTTGGTTCTCTCCTGCTGGATTGAACAGAGGACTTGTACGAGGGGCAGTAAAACTCTCATACAATCCAAAACAAAGTCAACGTGATATACTTTATCGTGCTCGGATTAATCCTGTAGTCAATTTCCCCGGCCAAGGTGTTACCTTGTTTGGTGATAAGACTGCTCTTTCCAAACCAAGTGCATTTGACCGCATTAACGTGCGTAGGTTGTTCTTGGTACTAGAACGTGCTATTGCAGAAGCTGCTAAGTTCCAACTCTTTGAGTTGAATGATGAGTTTACGCAGGCACAATTTAGGTCAATGACTGAACCTTTCTTGAGAGATATTCAAGGACGGCGAGGGATTACCGACTTTAAAGTAGTTTGTGATGCAACCAACAATACCCCAGAAGTTGTTGATCGAAACGAGTTTAAAGGTGATATTTATATTAAACCCGCTCGTTCAATTAACTTTATTTCACTTAACTTTATTGCTGCTCGAACGGGTATTTCGTTTAGCGAAGTGGGAGGTTAATCATGGCATTAATTACAGACTTTAAGGCTGCCATGAAATTTGGCGGTGCAAGAAATAATCAATTTAAAATTGTTATGACTTTGCCATCTTTTGCTGGCGCTCACGGGCCCTCTGCTCCCGCATTCGGACAAAATTCTGGATCGGAAACAGGCCAGGGTGCTTATGACCCAAACAAAATGTCAATGATGTGTAGGGCTACTAATCTTCCAGGCCAAACTTTGTCAGAAATTCCTGTTGCTTTTAGGGGAAGACAGATTTTCCTTGCTGGTGACAGAAGTTTTGATGATGCTTGGACAACTACATTCTTTAATGACGCTGATTTTGGTGTTCGTACTACAATTGAACGCTGGATGAATGGTGTTAATGAATTAGCTGATGCAACTGGTGTTGTTGATCCTGCTGTTTATCAAACAGATTTGTATGTGCAACATCTAGACAGAGATAATAAACTGCTTAAAGAGTATAAATTTATCTCTGCTTGGCCAACATCAATTTCTCAGATTGATCTTGCTGCTGAACAAGCAACTGAAATTGAGACTTTTGATGTTACTTGGAGGTATATGCACTTTATCACTGGTGGTTTAGGTACTGGTGGAAGTGGTCCAAACGTAGCATAATTTTGAAAACAGATATTTTTTCTTACTAAATAGTAAGACAAAGAGAATATTTGGAGATATTATGGCCGAGTTATTTGGTTTTAGAATAGAACGATCAAAGGGAAATGAAGGGGTAGTAGAACCTAGTTTTACTCCCCCTTCTCCCGATGATGGCACTATTGATGTTGCTGGTGGTGGTTTTTGGGGACAAGTCCTAGACACTGACGGCCGAGAAAGATCCGATATTGACTTGATACGTCGATACCGGAATGTTGCTCAACAAGCAGAGTGTGATGCAGCAATTGAAGATATTGTTAATGAATCGATTATCTCAAATGAACGAGATCAATCAGTAGAAATCGTTCTAGAACGTCTACCTTATCCAGAAAAAATCAAGAAAAAGATTAGAGAAGAATTTAAAGAGGTTCTTCGTCTACTTTCTTTTGATGTAAAGGGCCATGATGTTTTTCGTCGCTGGTATGTAGATGGGCGGCTTTTTTACCATAAAGTTATTGACCCAAAACAGCCTCGTAAAGGAATAACGGAATTGCGCGTTATTGACCCTGTCAAAATTCGTAAGGTACGAGAAGTTATAAAAGAAAAAGATCTCAAAACTGGGGTCGAAATGGTCAAGAAAACCAATACCTATTATGTTTTTAATGAAAAAGGTATTGGACAGCCAGGAACTAATAGTACCTCTACACCAAGTCAAGGTTTAAAGGTAGCAGAAGATTCGATTACATATGTTCCTTCTGGTCAGATAGATTCGAACAATGGTAAGGTTCTTTCGCATTTACAAAAAGCAATTAAATCAGTTAATCAATTAAGGATGATAGAAGATGCATTGGTTATCTATAGGATATCTAGAGCTCCAGAACGCAGAATTTTTTATATTGATGTCGGTAATCTCCCTAAGATAAAAGCAGAACAATATCTCAAAGATGTAATGAATCGGTATCGTAACAAGCTTGTCTATGATGCAACGACAGGTGAGATTCGTGATGATAGAAATCATATGTCAATGCTTGAAGATTTCTGGCTTCCACGCCGAGAAGGTGGTAGGGGTACAGAGATTACTACTCTTCCAGGCGGACAAAATCTAGGAGAGATTGATGATATCGTATACTTCCAAAGAAAATTATACCGTTCACTTAACGTGCCGATTTCACGACTTGAATCTGAAAACGGATTCAACCTTGGAAGAGCAACAGAAATTACAAGAGATGAACTTAAATTCACAAAATTCGTACAACGTATACGGAAAAAATTCACTCCCCTATTCACTGACATTCTCAAAACCCAACTTCTTCTTAAAGGAATAATTGCAGTAGAAGATTGGGATTTGATGCAAGAGCATATTCAATATGATTTCTTGCAGGACGGACACTTTGCAGAGTTGAAAGACGCAGAACTTCTTAATGACAGAATTGCTACTTTGGATTCCATGCAATCTTATATTGGCACATTCTTTAGTAAAGAATTTGTCCTTAAAAACGTCCTACGCATGAATGATGCTGAGATTTCTGAGATGCGTGATCAGATTAAGAAAGAGATGGATACGGATAATGATGAAGGTGGTTTGGATGTTCCAGATGGTGGAGATGGTATTAC